ATTGCGACCGACACGGTGGGCACGCGGGTGGACGTTCTGTACGGTTGGGCCACTCCGTACCCGGAGCAGGCAGCGCAGATGGTCGGCAACTAATCGACGGTCTGTGAACACCCCGGAGGCATGGTGCCTCCGGGGGTTTCAAGGAGAGTGCCACATGGCAATCAAAGCACTGAACGACGCAAATCAAGTACAGGAGCGTCAACTCAAGTCAAAGGCGCCGAAGATGGTTTACTTCGGGCCGAAAGATCCGGTGACTGGTGATCCGGTGGAAGATCCACGCGAGAGTTACGTCTACCAGGAATATCCGCGTGCGATGTATCACCCGGAATTGGAGCCGGTCCAGATCGACAACGACGAGGATTTGGCGGAACTCAAGGAGATGGACCCGCTCTGGCAGAAGTTGCCCTTCGGGATCACTCACCCAGACAAAGAGCAGACTGCGGAGATGGAACGCATTCGCCTTGAGGCGGAAGCGCAGGCCGCGCAGGAGTTCGCTGCCGCTGGCGTCGAGTTGCCGGCTGATCTCGGCAAGAAGCGCAAGGCGGCGTGATGGCGACCGCTCTGGAACTGATCACCGACGCGCTGATGGACATCGGCGTGCAGGGTCTGGAGCAGCCTGTCACCGCTGCAGATTCGCAGTTGGCGTTGCGGCATCTGAACCGGATGCTCGCGAAGTGGGCGAATCAGCCGGCGGCGATGTACAACAACTATCTGGACACGCTCGCGCTGACTCCAGGAGTGCAGTCGTACTCGACCTCTCTGCTGTCGCAGGGCAATCCACAAATGTGGAACGATGTAAACGTCACCATCGGTGGTGTGACGTATCCCTGCGACTTCGTCACTGCGGCGCAGTGGGACCAACTCGCGTTCAAGGCGACATCTGGATTGCCGCGTTGGTGCTGGGTGGATGTATCGTGGCCGAACAGCACGATCTACTTCTACCCGCTGCCGTCCGCAGCCTACACCGCGAACTTCCGCCTTCAGTTGAACGTGAACGGAACCATGACGCTGGCGACTACGGTGTCGCTGCCGCCCGGTTACGAGACGGCAATCGTGGCGAACCTCGCGGTGCGGCTCGCGGTGCCCTATACGCGCCCGGTGTCCGCTGAACTGGCCGCAGAAGCTCGCGATTCTCTCGCGTGGCTCAAGCGCACCAACCACAAGCCGGAAATCATGGACACGACCCAGTTGCCGACAGGTCATCGTCGCTGGGTTGACATCAATCGAGGATATTGAGAATGCCAGCACCAGAAGCGAAGTACATCACTACCGGCACCGCCGATTTCACTTGGGACGATTTCGAGGTCATGTCCGACATCTGCGCGGGCGAAGAGATCCTGGAACACGTCAGCAAGGGCGGAATTATGATCCCTGACGTGGGCGACGCGCAGAAGCAGCGCTGGGCGCGTCTGGTCGCGGTCGGGCCAGGCCGCACGCATGAGAACGGTCACTTTGAAGAGATGCGCTTCAAGGTCGGCGACGTGGTGATGTTTGGCAAGTATCAGAGCGGTGGCGAGCCGATCATCGTCGGCGGTCGCATGACGTTACTGTTCCGCCAGGGCGACTTCACTGGGCGCCTGAAGAAAGATGCGGCGAGCCTCGTCGCGTTGGATCGCACACCGGATCTGAAAGTCGTCGCCTGACATCGTGCCGAACATCGTCCCACTCTTCGGGAGCAACACGCTCGGCAAGTCGGTGAACATCACTGGCGAGCGGCGCATCAACGTCTACGCGGAGATCTACAAAGATCCCGACAAGACGCAAATCGCGTTCTTCGGTATGCCGGGACTGGTGCGTTCTGGCCGCATCGCGAATGACACCGCGGTGCGCGGATTCAGTGAGCAGATCACCAACTTCGGCGGCGTCGTCGGCAATGACGCGATCATCGCCGCGTTCAGCGACTTCACACCGGGCGCAAACGGCGTCGGGATGGGGTTCTTCACTCCCGGCATCACGACACCGCAGTTGAACTATGCGGCGTCGGTGACCGGCCTAGTGACGACGCAGGGTCCGGTGGCAATGGCATACAACGGATTCGGCCTGCTCGCCGTCGATGGCAATCGTGGCGCTCATATCCTGACCGGCGCGGTCGGCACGGTGACGCAACTGCCGGGAGCGACCTCGTTCCCAGCGGGTGCATCGAGCGTCTGCTTCCTCGGTGGCAAGTTCTTCGTCAACGACCCGTCGTTCCCCGGTCGATTCCGCGCCAGCGGCACCTACGACGGCACCGCCTGGGCCGCGCTCGACTTCTGGACCGCGGAGTCTTCAGCGGACCCGCTCACTGCGATCGCGGAGTCGCTCGGCGAGCTCGTCGCGCTCGGTCGCGACACCATCGAATTCTGGGGACTGACCGGCGGCACCGACATCATCCGCCGCATCGGCAGTTCCGGGATCGATTGGGGCTGCACCGCGAAGTCGAGCATTTCCAAGGTTGCCGGCGGATTGTGCTTCGTCGGTCGTTCGCGCACTGGTGGCGAGAAGATGGTGCTGATGCTGCAGGGTCATACCTGTACGCCGCTCTCGGACCCGAACGTGATCGCCGACATCAACGCGAGCGCATCACCTGACAGCGCGACCGGCATGGGCTACACCATCGCCGGTCACCAGTTCTATCAACTGAATCTGCCGGAAACGTCGTGGTGCTACGACTTCAGCAGCGGGTTCTGGTCGGAGTTGCAGACCGATGGCGGGCGTGCCGCAGGGAACTACTCTGTCGCAGCATTCGGCAAGGTGTTCAGCAGCGACTACCGCGATGGGCGGATCTACACGTTCGACCCGAACACCTACTCCGACGACGGCAACGTGAAGGCTCGCGAATTGTGGACGCGACATATCTTCCATGACCTCGACCGCGTGAGCATCCAGCAGTTGCAACTCGACATGGAGAGCGGCATCGGCACGGTCCCGCAGACGAACGCGAGCGCGATCCAGTTCACCAGCCCGTTGACGGCAGGCGGATTCGCGAGCGCGTTTTCTGGCGCGGCGATGTCCACCGCAAGTTGGGCCGTGCAGATGAAGCTCAAGATCCCGCTCGCTCTGATTCTCAGCGCTGGGGCTGGCGTGCCTCTCTTTGAAAAGCGAGCCGCTGCGGCGACGCCTGCGCCGCAGATCGCGTTCGGGACCACAACGATCACCGTCGCCAACGCCATCGGCGCCGGCGTCGCTGTCGGACCCGTCTCGCCATACCTGTTGCTGCCCGACACCTGGTTCATGTTGAGCGTCTGCTACGACGACACGACGGGCGCGTTTGGGATCTATTCCAATGCGAATGCGCTGTACACAGAAACGGTGATCCGCAACTGGGGCGGCACAAGTGCAGCGCTCGCGGTCGATATCGGGCGCGTCAACTTCCTGACCACCAATATCGCGAGCGGTGGCATCCAGTTCAGCGAGATCCGCATCTGGAACCAGAACCTGACCGCTGCCCAAGTCGCGGCGAACTACAACCTCAATCTGACCGGAGCGGAAACGGGATTGCGAGCGTTCTGGGGCACGTTCAACCAGATCGGGCAGTTCGCTCCTGACGGCACTGGGCGCGGCAATTCCCTCAACTGGACCGATCCGACGATCATCGTGTCGAGTCGCGACGATGTACCGATCACGCCGCAGCGCAACGCGCAGATGATGATGCAAATGTCGCAGGATGGCGGGCACACCTTCGGCAACGAGCGTTGGGCCGACATCGGGGCGCAGGGCAACTTCCAGCAGCGCGTGATCTGGAACAAAGTTGGCATGGCGCGTGACGCGCTATTCCGCTTCCGCATGACTGACCCGGTGAAATTCGTGATTGCGAACGGGGCGATGAACGTCGTATGAACATCGACCCCGTCTCGTCGCAGATCCTCCAGCCTGACCCGCGAGCGGGAACCGCATTTGGTGCTGCCGCTGGCGTGCAGCAAGGTCATCAAGTGCCCGCCCCAGAACTGACGAACTGGCAGAGTCAGGTTACCGACGCGGTGCAGCGTCTGTTCGCGACTGGAACGACCGCGCAGCGACCGGCGAATCCGGTGCTTGGGCAGGTGTTCTACGACACAACACTCAAGCGCGAGATCGTCTGCACGACCGTGAACACCGGCAACAATACTGGTGATGCGGTGTGGACTCTCTCGCCAGGATTCAC